CAAAGACAAGGGGAAAGAACCTGTTCCCAGTACTTCGCCGCAAGCCAATTCGGGTGAGCCAGTTCATTCGGCCTCTTCTGATTTGGCACTTCTCCATAGCAACAACCAACATTGTGGTTATGGTCAATATGTGCAATGTGGAATTCTCACACTAGGGCATGTCGTTGAGGCTCTCACAGCTCCTAATGCTCTTAAGTTCGATGTTATTGTTAACGGTAAGATGTTCAGTGTTCCTCTCGACAAAGTCATTGTTGTCTATCATGTCGAATCTGATACTCTTGTATGGTTCCCTCTACATTTAATGGGAGTTTCAAGTCTTCGTTACACGCGCTGCAAGGCTCCTAAGCTTTCTGAGTGTTGTGTGGCGAATATTGAAGTTCGTCCGGGAAAGATCAAACAAATTGACGATATTCTTTTCGTTCATACCTGCACTACTGCTCCCGGCGTTTCTGGATCTTCTATAATGCAAGGAAACAACGTCGTTGGTATTCATGGCGGATCCATCGTTGATGGCGACAATTATGCTTATCGTGTTGACTGTCTCGAACCCTTTTTTCGATCGATGGTCGACTCCGTTCGACCTACACAGCAGTCGAATTCATCTAAACGTCAGCCAATCTTTGGTGGAAATGTCCGTCGCGGCTCCTGGTGCTCGGCCCCTGCCGCGCACTAAGTTCATACATGACCCGATATGTCGAGACCAGCCTGAATATGGCTTGGCGCCTCTCGACGTAACATCGCTATCAAATGGCGCTCTCAAATATATTCACGGTCAATGTAGCATTCCAGAACCTACATGTGACAAAGTCCTTGAATGGCTCGATCGTATGTACGGTTACTGTATGTACGTTCCTAATTATACTTTGGAGGAGGCCGCTGCCATGCTTGAACTAGATAAAGCAGCTGGACCTCCTTTTTCGTATCGTTATGGGCCAACTAAGGGCGATGTTCTTAAACACATGACACCTTCTGAGTTGCTTCATCATTGGGACACCTATGAACAGTATTCTGACTGTACGTTAAAAGACGAGGTCCGCCTTCGACAAAAAGACGCTCGCCTTTTCGTTCCTGCTAACGTTGCAAATGTCCTGGTTGGAAATCACTTATTTGCTGCTCAAAATGAGGCCATAGCGTTTCAACACATGTGGCTTCCTATTCAAATAGGTCTCAGTACACCGGGTTATGAGATGCAAAGAACTTGGATTAAGTTGCGCAATCATCCTGGCAAAAAGAATCAGTATGACGGTTCTCAGCATGATTCCCATTTCTCAGTTGCTATTTCAAATATAATACGAGAATGGCGCAAGCGCTATTTACCCGAGGAGTTTCACTCACGCGTTGACAGGTACTACAGTATGATTTACCAAGGCTGTATTAATGTTGGCGGTTATTTAGTGCCTCTTCCCGGACAATTGTCTGGTCACACTAACACAGCCGTTGACAACTCTCTGCTCACTTTGATTGGATTAATGATCCATGCCATTCGAAACAACATGCCATATGAAGAATTCACTCGAAATATTTATCTTGTTATGGGTGATGACCTCGTAGTAAGTGATATTAGCAATAAATTCACACCCGAGTCACTCGGTGCTACTTGGAATTCTTTTGGTATGTATTTGGAATGCCCTTCTCTTGATGCAGAGGATTTTTATAGCCTAACTTTTATGGGTTGTTCTCCTGGTGATTACGTTCACCGTATGTTTCAGCGTGTTTTTCTCTTATATAAGTACAAATATGAGAAATTGTCTGCTGCTCTTAACTACCGCATGAAGAAAGCGTCTGTTGCTGATAGGCTGGATAGGTACGTTGGTATTATTCAGCTGTTGTTCTGTGATGAGCATTTTCCTGAGCTTCGGGATATTGTTTGTCGCTGGGCTTCTTCCGTGTCCACCTTTCTTGATGCGCGTTGTAGGGAGGTATCCTACCATCTCAGCGAGGCCTACTTGTTTAAGCTTTACACGTCCGCTGAGTCGTGTGTCACTACTGGTTCTTTTTTCCAGTGGCTTTACGGGCCAAAGGTAAAGCGCCCTTTAAAATGACACTATGGCTGCCACTGCCGCCAAAATCGGTCAAATTGCTAGTTCTGTTCTTCCTGCTCTTGTTTCTGGGGTTGTCTCAGGCATCCAGTCTTCCGGGCGCCGCTCGCGACCTGCTCGCCGCCGCACCCGGCGTGGTCGTGTTGATAACATGTATAATCCTCGTTCTCGTCGGGCTCCACCTCTGCCAACACCGAGGGGTTCACGGAGGCGCGTTACCAAATCCTCCCGTGTCTCGGTCCCCGCCGTACAATCTGTTGTCCAGTCCCGTGCCAGCCGAGGTCAAACTCGGGTAAAAGGGCAAGAGACTGCTCAAAAGCTCACCGCTTTGCCTGCAACTTTCACTGTTACTGCTAACAATGGAATATATTGCACGCCGCTCGTGGCTTCTGATTCTGCATGTTTTCCACGTCTGACTGCCGCTGCTTCTACTTATCAAAATTACAATTTCAATTCTTGTACGCTATCTTATAACCCTACCGCTGGTACCGATACCAAGGGCACTGTGTATATGGGATTCTTGGCTGATGCTGCATCTCTTTCAAACATTTCGTCTGAGCAAGACATTCTTTGTCTTCCTGTTCATTCGATGGGGCCTGTTTGGCAAGCATCTTCACTCACTGTCACTCGTAATATGATGAACGCTCAATTTCTTAACTTTCGCAATCTTCCTGAACAACAGGTTGATTACACTGACCCAACTCAGATTCAAGGTGCCTTTGTCTATACCGTTATTGGTGGTAGTTTGGCCGCTGGCCAAGCTTACGGTAATGTGGCCGTGGCGTATGATTGCACGCTGTTTAACTCTAAGCTGCAACAGACAAACGCTGCTGTCTCCTTTGCCGTTCGCTCTACCACTCCTTATGGTGGATTCATTCCGTTCACTGATTCTGATTGGACTGACCCTTCTAACGCTCGTCATTTAATGTGGGACAGTGTACCAGGAGAGGACCCTGAGCCTTACGAAGACATTTTCATTCGTTCTCACCGTTCTGTTCTGGTTCATATCACTGCTCGTGGTACTGGATTGGTTGATGCATTCCCGACTTTCTTTAAAGCTCGTGGTGAAGATGAGCCTGCTCCGGTTCTTCTTCTCTCATCGTTTACTTCAGGTACTAACAAAACTTGTAGTTTGACGCTTCTTTTGCACGCCAGTTCTGGTTACGTTGGTTTCCGTTATGAGCCTAGTACCGAAATTGATTTCAATGACATCTCCATGCTATTTGTTGAATGCGCTAGCGACATTGATCATTTTGGTGTCTTGCCTGTTATCTCCTAACAGCTCACAAAACACTCTTTTCACGCA